AATAGATCAATAAGAGTGGCAGACCTAACATATTTTGTGCTATGCTTGGAGATAACTACATCTTGGATTTTTCCACCACCTTCACGGAACATCCAATATAGCCCAAATACAAACACGGCTGAAATACCTACCATCATTTCAATAGGCACTTCACGCGGTAGGAACACTGCAATATTAGCCATATCATGACTAAGCCACGTATACCAAAGGAACCCTGTTGTCACCCATTGAGCCGTGACCCAATATTTGCGTTGATTGTCAGGTACAGACTTAGACTCATCCATAAGTTTTGATACAACAAACCAAATACCATAAGCCGCGACCGCCGCGACCGCATACCCCAACATAGACTTAACCAACATCTTTTCTAATACAAAAGTTGAAGCAAATGCTGATAGGACAAGGAAAGAAGTAGATACTGGAATACCAAACCTAGTCAGAACCAATAGAACCGCAGGTGCTAGAGCGTGATACCACTGTATTTCTTGAAAAGGTATTTTGTTAAGTCGCCCATAGGAGATATCACCCCCATTAGTATACCAACCAAACCAGATAGTGAATAAGAGAACAGAAGATGCTGCTATCCACATGATAGTCTTATTTACTTTACTATTAGACGCAATCCACGTTCCAAGAGTTTGAACTGAATCGTTAGCAATAACTGAATAGGATGCTAGGAAAAACCCTATTACCATCCAGACAGAAATAGAGTCCATCTTATAGTTTTCCTTATAATATAAAAGTTGTAGGTTTAGCAAGTAGACGGAATCGAACCGTCATCTTCAGCTTGGAAGGCTGTAATAATACCATTATACTATACTTGCACAAGTTATGTGTTTACAATATCAAAAATAACTTTTTCAAATGCGTCTACTTTTTCTACTCTATTTGGCCAATATATGTAATCCTTTTCAGGATTCTTTTTTAGGTTTTCTAACAAAGGAGTAATAGTGTTATATAGCTTTGTTAGTTTATCTTCATTAGTTGCCGCTGTAGCAGCAGTTTTTTGTACGACTTCTAGCTCTTCTTCTGAAACAGCAGAGAATCCAAAGTCAAAAAAGTTATCTGTCATTTACATTACCTTAAGTATTTTACGACCCTTACTATCTTCCTCAAAGCTACCAAAGTATATATTAGTAGTAAGAGGCATTCCATCTTCTATATTTAGCAGAGCTTCAAGTAGAGACTTTTTCTTTATTCTACTTGGCACTCTTACAGAAGCATTCAAAGAAACACTACCATATATGATATCAGCCTTCTTTGCAAGCTTGATGAATTTTGATAGAGTATACGATTTCATATTACACTAACTCCAGTGCTTGCGCTTGGTTATATAGTGAACGCATATCGTTCTTTAGTCTATCCTTATCCAAATCTGTATTTACCGCCTCAATATAGGTATCCAAGAGAGTAGTAGTATCCTCTAACGAAACCTTATCATCCTCTACTTCAGTTAGAATATCCTCAAAGTTTTCTAATATCTTTAGATCGTGTACGTTCTGTGCTAAAATGGAATCAATAAAACTTTCTAGCATCTCTGGTTTAGTCTTATTCACTACAACAATCTTTACGAATTTGTTGTTTACGTTAGGTGCGGTAAAATAGTTGTATTTAGAATCGTCATACACTATCTTTTTATAGAGAGTATGGGGGTTTAGTACCGGAGTGAGTTCACGAGTTTCAGTATCCAGAATATGAAAATACTTTTTATCGTGGGCGTCACTCCAGAAAAATTCCATTTGTGATCCAAGGTAATGAATATTATCTACATTAGACTTGGTATGATAGTGACCAGAGAGAACCATATCAAATCTGTTGAATGGTGTAGGGTCCATACCGTGCTCATTCTTGTGTCCAGCCATCATATCAAACCCGCTAAGCTCTAAATGCCCTCCAAGAATATCAGCCTTACAATTGTGAATAAATTGAAGCGACTCATCATAGTTGGTCTTGTTTATCCAAGGAAGCAATGCCATCTTTAGTGACCCATATTCTATCACCTTGGGGGTTTCAACGATATCAACTTCATTGATAAAGAACCCCAATAGCTCCTTCAGGGAGTTTGGTGTATTGGTGTCCTTATATACTACGTCGTGATTGCCCGGAATAATATCCATTCGAATATTGTCTTTTCTAAGATGCTCAAGAAAGTGCTTTCTGTTATGGTTGAGCGCCTTGATGTTTATAGCTTTTCTGTTATCATAATAGTCACCTAAGTGAACTATCTGTGTAATGTTATGCTCCTTTAGATAAGGGAAAAATACTTCTTCATAGAAAATTCTGGAGTTCTCTAGAAATATATCATTGGAATTACGAATGCCAAGGTGAGAATCATTTAGTAGAGCTATCTTCATAAAAAATCTGTTACGTCCGAATCATTAGTTTTACGTGTGCGCTTCTTAGGCAAAGAATAACCTATTATATCAACATATTCATCATCTGTCAACTCTTCATTCTCAGAAAGTTTACTCTTAGCTACCTCAATAGCAGCATTGGTAATGTGCTTGGTTTGATCGTCGTGATAGGCGTGTCCGGTATATAGATCAACCGCATAGGAATTGCTTATCAACTTTTCTTTTATTTCTTGTTGTTTTTTTTCTTTGGCAATCCGTCTCAGAAAAGCGTAATATGATATTTGAGTGAAGTACGCAAAAGCATTCGGCTTACCTGTTCGAGTTGCTGCCTCTACATTATAGTTCCTAATAGCTCTTAGGCAGTTTTCAATGGCGTCCATAACCATCTCACTTCTGTATGAATATCCAATAAAGTTTGGTCTATGTGAAAGACCTTCGGCTATTTGATTGAACCCCAATGCGATGTAGTTTGGAACAATAGGAACTTGAATGCCTTTGTCTTTGCATTTAGTACACTCTTCTACATACTCACACACCGCCGCTGAGAATAACTTATTATTGATATAGTCATTTGAGTTTTTCTTAGGGACTGTGTTCATAAAAATACCTTTGGCTGAATGTCAATTTATATATTATACTAAAATAATACACATATGTCAAGTAAAAAAAGTGCTTGACAGAATGCGTTTTTTAGTATATAATACAGTTACTGTGCGGCGAGAGGGGGAATATACCTTAGTGTAATGTTGGTGTTTTTGATACCAACTCTACATCATTATCAGTTATCGAGTCGTCATCAATATCATTATCCAATCCACCTTTTAGAACAACTTCTGTAAATTTCTTATAGTTATCATATACAACATCAGATGGTGTGCCTGCTGATATTATAGAATGACTAGATAAAGTCATTACAGTTGTATAGTCAGTTCCCAAGCACCATTTAGTAAGATACACTGAGCTATCATCTGGATTGTATTTTATCTCTAATGGCATTTCAATCAGAAACTGATTGTCTGTAGTCCTATTTATAGTCGCCACTATTTCTTCACCAGAAATAAGCTTGAACACCTTTGGACCACTAAAGTCTTTATCATCATTCATTATAGTTGTACCTCAAATACTTTATAGTCAAACTTTTCATTCCTATACATTTTCATACGCTCAATACCGTGGACCAGAGTATAGTTTTTCTTTTGTTTCATATGCATATCATCAATGATATCATATAGTGTAGTAGCCCTACCATCATCCGACTTACGTAGACCTCTACCAACACTCTGCAGAACCTTTACTTGGGACTTAGAGGGTGAAGCAAATATGATGTTATGAAGATTTTTTATATTTACCCCAGTACTAAAGGTTCCTAATGAAGCCACAATAATAGCATTCTTTTGTGTCTCTACAATGGCTCGTATTTCTTCACGTATAGTAGCATCAACTTCACCTGATACATAAAATACTTTTCTTCTTTTATGGGCATTATCCTTGATCTCATTATATAGTACTTTACCGTGTTTCTCTACATATTGAAACAGTACTAGAGTATTGCCTTCTTGCTCTAATGCCAAGTTACGGATGAGCCTATTTCTTTTTATGTTAGATACAATATAATCGATTTCGTAATGGTAGTCTTTGGTGCGGATAATATCCCTACACACCTCATCCGGATATTTTAGCCTCAGGACATTGATATTTAGCTGAGCAAGAGTATCCTCATCCATAAGTTTTTTAGTGGTTGTTACATTATACACACGACCAAATATGCCCTCAAGGACTAATTTATGGCATTGGGTGCCGTCTAAAGTTCCTGTGGTGCCAATACGATAAGCAGCTTCTCTTGATTTGTTCATAATGCCTGTAAGAGATTTTGCTTTGAAATTATGAACCTCATCACCAAATATACATCCAAACTGTTCAAACCAAGAACCGGGTAGCTTATAGATAGACTGCCACGTTGAAATGAACACTCTTTGTTTCACATCATTTTTAGGCATACCCGAATATATTCTATGACACACATCATCCACATTGAATGTATCGTCATTTTTAGAGTAGTCATTAAAATCAGAATACATTTGCTGAACCAGTCCAGTAGTAGGAACAACCACAAGCAATCTTTTATTATAGTTATCTAGAAAGTAACGCATAAGCACATATATGATAAGGGACTTACCTGATCCTGTAGGAGA